CAGAGCTCAATAGACTGGCGAAAAAAATAAGAGCCGGCAAAGGCACACAGAGAGATGTCTCTGATCTCGCTGACAGATTTGGTGTGCAAGCGAGCAAGGCACTCAAGGCCAATCTGATCCTGGAGCAGATGCCTGATCAGACATTATATTGGAATATAGCAGAAAAAACGATCAAGCCACTATTGATGCAGTCATATAAGAATATCAATGGTTTTGCCACACTGCAATTGGAGAGCGCAGACAAAAAGGGCAACATCTCGATTGAGATCATACCGGGCAGATATCCTGAGAATAGGATCGATCAGGTCATGAATTTTGCTGTGGACTCAAAGACACAGCCAGAGCTGGACAATGCGCTCACAGATCCTGTCATAGCAGCGAACAGAAAATTTTATGATGATTTTCAAAAGGACAATGCCGAGCTCAGGGAGGATCTGGGATTTTGGGAGTATGTCCAAAGAGACTATGATGACAGGGGCCTCCATTTTGGTACTAAGTATCACACAGATTGTGAGTGGTGTCTTGAGAAGGCCGGCACATGGAAATATAGTGAGGCCAGAGCTGCAGGAGTATTCCAGCGCCATCCGGGATGCAATTGCCACATCGAGGTGTATACAGATAAACAGGGTGGAAGAGTGACCAACAGACAGATTGACTGGCATCACAATGAGTGGGAGCTGCAATGATCACTAACCTATAGAGGTTTTTGATAGATTGGAGGATGTTATATGGATATTGGCAGGCAGTCGCCTGTGGTGTCCGTAATCGTTTCATACTCCAATTCTCTCGCAGGGGAGGCGATAGATCTATACAATAAGACCGAGCGCAATGTCCTGGAATGGCAGGAGGCTCTGCTATATGACATCATGGGCATCAATGATGAGGGCCTGTGGGCACACCAAAAATTCGGGTATTCAGTGCCACGCAGAAACGGAAAATCTGAATGTGTCATGATGAGATGCCTGTGGGGCCTGAAAAATGGTGAGAGGATAATCTACACAGCACACAGAGCCACAACATCTCACTCCATGTGGGAGAGACTGGAGAGGCTATGTGTCAAGGCTGACATAGAGATCACATCATCATTCAGGGCCTTTGGTAAAGAGCATTTATATACTAATAGTGATGGTGTCATCGAGTTTAGGACTCGGACCAGCACCGGAGGACTCGGAGAGGGATATGATCTCCTGATCATCGATGAGGCACAGGAGTACACTCCTGACCAAGAGACATCACTCAAATATGTCATATCAGACAGCGCCAATCCTCAGACCATAATGCTGGGCACTCCTCCGACAGCCATCTCAGCCGGCACAGTTTTTCCATCGTACAGAGCGAATGTGCTGCAGGGTGAAGGCTTTGAGAGTGGATGGGCAGAGTGGTCAGTGGATAGCATGTCGGATCCTCATGACACAGATCTATGGTATCAGTGCAATCCATCACTTGGCACGATCCTCAAAGAGAGGACAATCCGGGCAGAGATCGGTGATGACAGCACTGACTTTAATATCCAGCGCTTGGGATTGTGGCTCAAATATAACCAAAAGAGCGCCATATCTCGCAATGAGTGGGATATGGTCAAGGTCGATGCCTTGCCTGAGCTCAAGGGGCATCTGTTCGCAGGTATAAAATTCTCACATGATCAGAGCAATGTCACACTTGCCATAGCAGTCAAGACCGCAGATGATAAGGTATTCATAGAGGTCATTGATTGCAGATCCGCAAAGGAGGGCATGACATGGCTCCTGGATTTTCTCGATAAGGCAGACATCCAGGGGATCGCAGTCGATGGGGATCCTGGCAAACAGATGCTATATGATGCCATGAAAAATGCTCACATGAGACCATTGCCTGTCCTCATGAAATATGGGGATGTGACAGCGGCCTCTGCATTATTTGAGCAGAGTCTGGCACAGGGTGCCATCGTACACATGGGGCAGCCGGCACTCACTCAGGCAGCCACTAATTGTGAGCACAGATCTATTGGTGGCGGTGGCGGTTTTGGTTATAAGTCACAGATCGAGGAGGCAGACATATCGCTCCTCGAGAGTGTGGTCATCGCTAACTGGCTATGTAGAGAGAGCAAGGAGAAAAAGAAACAGACATTCAGCTATTAACAGGCTCAGGCCTGTTATTTATTTACGGATACCATCCGGCAAAATGGGGAGGTCAAACATGACAGAATTTAAGACAATTGAAACACAGGAGCAGCTTGATGCTGTAATCAAGGACCGCATTGCAAGAGCAGAGAAGAAGATCGCAGATGGATATGCAGACTATGAAGAGCTTAAAAAAGCAAAGGCGGACTATGAGGAGCAGATCGCTGCACTAACTGAGCAGCTAAAAGCCAAGGAGGAGGCTATCACCGGCAATGATGCAACACTCAAAGATCTGCAGGCCAAGGTCAGAGAGTATGAGATGGCCAGTGTGCGCACAAGGATAGCGCATGATGTCGGTCTGCCTTTTGAGATGGCGAACAGGCTGAGAGGTGATGATGAGGGCACTATCAGAGCAGATGCAGAGCAGATGCTGTCCTACATCAAATCCAACAACAGCATTGCACCGATTGGAGCGGCAGAGGCAGACATGTCTGCATCGGATCCGCATAAGTCAGCAATGCAGAATTTACTCAAAGATATTGAAAGGAGATAATCAAATGGCAACTATCACAGCAGGAACATATTTTCCTACAGAATTAGTCAATGAGATGTTTGATGCTGTCAGAGGCAGATCGGCACTCGCAAAGTTATCACAGGAGAAACCTATGGCTTTCACAGGAGCCACAGAGTTCGTATTCAGCGCTGAAGGTGAGGCTCAGCTTGTAGCAGAAGGTGCAGCGAAAGCAGCAGGTGCAGCGGCAGTCACTCCTAAGGTCATCAAGCCGGTCAAACTTGTATACCAGCAGAGAGTATCCGATGAGTTTATAAGATCAGGAGATGAGACCAGACTCCAGTATCTCGAGGCCTTTGCGGAAGGATTTGGCAGGAAGATCGCCAGAGGTTTTGACATCGCTGCAATGCATGGATGCGATCCTAAGACTGGCACAGTGGCATCATTCCAGAGCACCAATTCATTTGATGGACTCGCTACAGCAGTAGACTTATCTAACTACAATGACATAGCCGAGGCCATCGAGGATGCTATCAACACCACAACCACAGGAGATGTCAATGGTATAGCACTGTCAAAGGATGCCGGCACTGCACTCGGAGCGCTCGCTGCTAACGGCCTGCCACTCTATCCTGAATTTAAATTCGGACAGAACCCTGATGCTTTCTATGGCATGAAATCGGATGTAAATAGCACTGTGGGTGTGCAGTACACTGGACAGGCCAAGCAGGATCTGGTCATTGTCGGTGACTTTGAAAATGCTTTCAGATGGGGATATGCGGCAGACATTCCGCTTGAGGTCATCGAGTATGGTGATCCTGATGGAACAGGCCACGATCTCAAGCAGTATAACGAGGTGTGCCTGAGAGCTGAGGCCTACATCGGATGGGCAGTCCTTGATGCTGGTGCTTTCTGCATCGTAAATAAATAATCGGAGGTTAAAATGGCTGATTTTGCAACACTGGCGGATGTGATATCCATCACCGGGAACACATACACTGCTGCAGAGCAGGACAGAATAGAGACTCTGCTGCCACTTGTGAGCTCGCTGATCCGTAATGAGGGGCACAAGGTGGGCATGGACATCGATGCCATGGTCGCTGAGGATCCTGACTATGCGGATGTGGTCGAGCTTGTGACTGTAGATGTGACTAACCGAGTGATGAGACAGTCTAACACCGGGGAGCCGATGTCTCAGGAGTCACAGGGGGCGCTTGGATATACATGGTCAGGCACATATGCAGTGCCGGGCGGTGGTGTAGCCATGTCGCTCATGAATAACGAGATGAAGAGGCTCGGGATCCGCAGACAGAGATATGGAGTGATGGATGTATGGCAAGCATAAAGGGGATTGAGGTCACACTGTGGACAAAAGTGCAGACAGGCACTGATGCTTTCAATCAGGCCATCTATACTGAGACACCGGTGACAGTGTCCAATGTCTTAGTGCAGCCGACATCAGTGCAGGAAAATATCGACATAGTCAATCTGTATGGTCGCAAGGCGGTGTATACTTTGGGGATCCCTAAAGGTGATACAAACACATGGGAGAATTGCAAGGTGTCTTTTTGGGGCAAGGATTTCAGAGTGTTTGGGATCCCACAGGAAGGCATCGAGGACAATATTCCACTCTCTTGGAATAAGAAGGTGCAGGTGGAGCTGTATGAGTAAAATGGTCATAGAGCTGAATGAGCAGGGCATCATCGAAATGCTTAAGAGTAAGGAGATGGTGGATATACTTGATCAGCTTGGCGCTCAGAAGGCGCTGGAGGCTGGTGATGGATATATGCATGACACACACATCTTCCAAAAGAGAGCGGTGTGCAACATCTTTGCTGCCACAAGAGAGGCCGGTCTGGACAACTATGAAAATAATACACTGGAGAGGGTGATGTCAGGATGATTGAGCAGATCATATTGGATTATTTTTTGAGTCTGGAAGATTTTCCAGTCACTCCATACATGATGAGGCCTGAGGATAAACCTGAGAGCTATATCATCATAGAAAAAACCGGGGGCGGTGAGACTAATCTGATCAAGGCCGCCAATGTTGCGATACAGTCATATGCACCGACATTATTGGCAGCTGCCGAGCTCAATGAGACAGTGAAGGAGGCTATGCTTGCTATCACTGTCTTGCCTGAGGTCACATCATGCAGACTGCAGAATGATTACAACTTTACAAACGCAGCCACAAAGCAGCCACGCTATCAGGCTGTGTTTAATGTCACATACTATTAGGAGGTTAATATGGGAGTTACGAATGTAACAGCCGGCAAGCCAAGGACAGCAGGAGGAGTCTACAGAGCAGCACTCGGCAGCACATTGCCGACAGATGCCACAACAGCATTAGATGCTGCTTTCAAAAGTCTCGGATATGTGTCAGAGGATGGTGTTGTGAATGAAAATTCACCGGAGTCCGATGACATCCTCGCATGGGGCGGTGACACAGTATTATCACTGCAGACCGAGAAAAATGACACATTCCAGCTCACTCTGATCGAGGCGCTGAATGTCGATGTACTTGCAGCAGTCTATGGCTCGGGCAATGTCACTGGCACACTGGCGACAGGCATCACTGTCACTGCTAATGGCAGCGAGGCAGAGGAGGCCTGCTGGGTATTCGATATGGAGGCCAGGGATGGGGCACTCAAGAGAGTGGTCCTGCCTGATGCCAAGATCACTGAGATCGGTGAAATCAACTACACCGATGATGAGGCAGTAGGCTATGAGATCACACTCACTGCATATCCTGACACATCCGGCAATACACATTATGAGTACATAATAAGGACATAATTGTGCAAGGGGGTAAAACATATGATCAAAACAGGAACACTGTCCAATGGCTTTGAGTACAGCATCAATGATGAGGTACTTGATGACATGGAGCTCATCGATGCGATGGAGCAATCCCAGGGAGATGATCCTCTGAAAGTGGGGAAAGTCATCGCCATGATTTTGGGAGATGACCAAAAGAGCGCTTTCTATGACTCCATTCGCAATGAGTCAGGCAGGGTGCCGGTCAATGAGACTGTTACACTGTTGACTGAGCTGATCGAGAGCTTGGGAGACCAGGGAAAAAACTAATATTCCTGACCGGATTATTATCAGAGTATAAATCTGAATTGATCTGTGATCTCGCAGAGATATATCACATTTATAACTATAGAGGGGTGCCGGGTAGGCTGCTCGGCATCCTTGCATCCGGACTCAGGAGTGACAGCAGATGTGTGCAGGCCATAGCCGGGCAGATGGTCGATGATCAGACCATGATACTCGCACAGATCAGCGATCAATTGAGCATGCTCGGGTGGAATGGCAAAGGCCAGAGGCCTGAGATGCTGACAGAGAGATTGATGACTAAAAAAGACAAAAAGCATGATGCAGGGCTGGTGACATTCGAGAATGGCGCTGCCTTTGAAAAACATCGTGCAGAATTATTGGAAAGGATTAAGAACAATGGCGACAGCACTGGCTAAAGCATATGTGCAGATCGTGCCATCAGCGCAAGGCATCAAGGGATCTATATCCAATGTATTGAGCAGTGAGGCAACAAGTGCAGGTAACAATGCAGGCCTTAAAATAGCTGGGGCACTTAAAAAAGCGATAGCAGCGGCAGGGATAGGCCTCGCATTAAAGAAAACACTGGAAATAGGTGGAGCACTTGAGCAGAGTTTTGGTGGCCTTGATACCATTTATGGTGAGGCATCTGGTGCTGCCAAGGAATATGCAAAACAGGCCTACAAGGCTGGCATATCGACAAATAGTTATGCAGAGCAGGCTGTGTCTTTTGGTGCAGCGCTTAAAAAAGCATATGGTGGTGACACACTTAAAGCAGCCAAGGCTGCAGATACAGCCATCATGGACATGACCGACAATGCTGCCAAGATGGGCACACCACTCGAGTCCATACAGCAGGCATATCAGGGATTTGCTAAACAGAATTATACTATGCTGGACAATCTCAAGCTCGGATATGGTGGCACTAAGACAGAGATGGAGAGACTGCTCAAGGATGCGACAGCGATCTCAGGAGTGGAGTATGACATCAGCAATCTCGGAGATGTGTATGATGCCATCCATGTCATCCAGGGAGATCTCGGCCTCACAGGGGTAGCCGCTCAGGAGGCATCTGAGACTTTTTCCGGATCCTTTGGTGCAATGAAGGCAGCAGCCGAGAATGTCCTTGGCAGTCTGATGCTGGGGCAGGATGTCGGTCCTGCAATGCAGAGTTTAGTGCAGACAGCGAGCACATTTTTATTCAATAATCTGCTGCCTGCAGTGGGCAGAGTGTTCGCATCTTTACCTACAGCGATCAAGACCGCAGTACAGACCGCAGCGCCATTGATAGCGCAGAATATTGGCAACTTGATCAAGATGGCAATTGAGAAGGGGCCTGAGCTTTTGGCGGCAGCAAAGACAGCCATCACCAAGCTGGTCAACGGATTTCAAAGGAATATGCCACAGATCGCAGCCAAGGCAGGGGAGATGATCAAGTCTCTTGTGTCGGGCCTTATAAGAAACCTGCCAAAGATAGCGGTGGCGATCTTTAAGATCGGGGCCTTCATTCGGAAGAACATCGGCAAGATCGCTTTGACATTGATAAAATCCGGGTGGAATTTATTGAAAAATCTCGCCAGAGGTATCACATCAGGGATAGGCAGTCTGATAGGATCCGCAATGGCGAAAGTCAAGAGCGCCATCACATCACCGATCACAAAGGCCAAGGAGATAGTGAGGAGCGCAATCACTAAGATCAAGAATTTATTTCCGCTCAAGCTCGGCAAAATATTCTCGGGGATAAAATTGCCACACTTTAAGATCTCAGGAGGAAAAGCTCCTTGGGGTATAGCAGGCAAGGGCAAAAAGCCATCAGTAGACATTGAGTGGTATGCTCAGGGCGGTATCATGCGCAAGCCGGTCCTGTTCGGTGGCGGTGAGGCTGGTAATGAGGCCATTGTGCCACTCACACCATTCTGGGAGCAGATGAGCCAGATGGCTGACTCCATTGTGGGCGGTGTCGGTACAGTAATGGCTGGAGCATCAGGATATGGCGGTGACATCACACTGGATGTCTATCTCTATCCATCAGGACCAAAGATGATGCAGGAGGTAGTCCACATGTATGATGTCGGAAAACGGAGGGGCATGAAATAATGGCACACAATGATTATATATACTTTGACACCACAGATGCAGTCAGAAAACCTGTGGACTTTGCTCCTCAGAGGGAGGATGTCTATGCAGGAGAGTACACCACATGCACAGGAGCCATCAAGGCTGACCGAATAGGCTGGAAATATGCAGATCTGACTCTGTCATGGGATGCGCTGCCACAGGATGATGTGGACATATTACTCGGCATCACATCGGGTAACACTCTGACATGGGATGATATCGATGGCACAACTATCACAGAGAACATCATCAGGACATCTGTGGTAGGCCTCAAGCATCGCAACACAGTCAGAGGCACCACATGGTGGAGGGATGTGACAATGGAGGTTAGATTTATAGATGTCCATTAATAGTGAGAATTTGAAATCAATACGGGCTGCGATGGATGTGCGCTGTGGTCTGACATATAGGACCGCAGCCACTTTATCATATACGATCACCGGGGGCATCAAAGTCAAGGACACCAACATCACCGCAGCTCTCGGCAGCAGCGAGTGGAACATGAGACAATTGGCTGATTTTTCAGGGGATGGATTTCCGCTGGATGGCTCATGTGTTCTGTATGATGGTGATGCCACTGCATCGCTGGATCGGGGCAAGCTCGGGATCCGCTCGGATATAGGTGGCACATTCACAGTGACAGCGACAGCGAGCACCAACATAGCAGCGCTGACCATCGCAGTCACATCCGGATCAGGCACGATCACAGCCAATGGTGTGACATATGAGGCGCAGAGGCTGGTGGTCATTCCTGTCAATGCGACATCGATCACACTGACAATAGCATCGGATGATGCGGATGACCGCATAGAGGTGGCATCCATGATCCCGGGTGTGGTCCTGCAATTCAACAATGATAACCTGATATCTGTTGACTTGGATCTCAGATCGGATCTGTCTATTATAGAGCCGACATGGCAGGTGTCAGGCATCGAGATACAAGCATACTGGCCTGATGATATCGCATCAGCGGTGGCGAACATAGGGGATGATGTGCCGATATGGTACTATGCCGGATATCCTGGTGACTATTCAACCACTCGGCACTTTTATCTGTCCGAGCAGGTAACCATGGAGCAGAACATCCTGACCATCAAAGGCGAGGACCAGAGCCACAAGCTCGAGAAGGCCAAAGATGTAGCACTCCAGCGATTGGATACCACATCCAAGAATGGACACAGATATCTATATCAGTTTTTCAGGAACATCATAAGAAATGCCGGGATAAAACCTGACTATATCCAGGCAGCTCCTGCAGAGTCAGGGAGCACAGTCACAAACAGGAATATGATCATGACACAGGCCGGCAGATCTGAGTATGTTGCTGACATCATGAATTTAGGGCACACAGGAACATTCTGGCCTACATTTGTAGATGCCGGGATCCCAAGGATCACATGGTCAAAACCGACAAAGCAATGGGATATATATGAGGCTGACTGTGGCGATGTAAAAAGAGAGTACACTCGCAACATAAACAAGATCACCACAGCATCCGACAGTGAGCATGGAGTCCTGAACACTGTGACCAAGAGCAACACATGGACAATCATCGATGATGGTGTGACCATCAAGGCCGGAGAGCCACAGATCCGCAATTTCTCATATCCTGAATGGTATTGGATGTATCAGGTAGGTTATAAGAGAAACAATGCTTTTGACTGGGCAACACTGGACAGTGTCAAATGGACACCGACAAAGACAACAGTCAAAAACAAGGCAGATGGTTATGTGGGCAAAGTCATCACCAAGGTGGCTGAGTATTCCTATAAGCCACAGCTCGGAGGCAAGAGGGTATATGTGACCATGAACAGCAGAGCAGTGACTGTGAGCAGACCGGGTGTGACTGAGGAGGTCGAGCCACTTGCTTTAGGTCGATGCTATCAGGGCACCACTTTTGTATATCCGAATTATAGCAATCTGCTGGCAGTGTCCAATGTCACAGGATCCTTTAAGTGGAAAGGGGATCCAAGGATGCAGCCAAGGGATGTCTTTACATTCCACAGGCTGGATGGCACTACAGAGACATGCACGATTGAAACCATCGAGCTCAAGCATGAGGGCGGTGGCACTGTGGCTGATATATCATATAGGCTGGGGGTGATCTGATGGCATGGACAATACCAGTGACCAATTGGAGCAATGGCAACAATTTCACACATGATGACATGAACAGGATCTGTGGGAATATCAATTATCTGTATCCTGCAGCAGCATTGCCGACATACACACAGAATGACATCCTCACTACAAATGATTGGGAGGATATGGCTAAAGCGCTGTTCACATTGATCGAGGTCTCAGGTATCACCGGGGAGGTGCCTGTGTCCAATCTGACTGCTGACACCATCAATGCAGTGGAGGGCCTGATCCAGGAGATTTATGACAGGATCAATCTGAATATGGCACAGGAGGTCGCCACAGTTTATGCTGGTGATGATCTCTATGCTGCAGCGATGGGATCCTATACAGATATAGCAGAGAATTATGTGAGAGGAGTATAATATGGCTTTTACTGATCGAGTAGTAGAATATCCGGGCAGAGTGGTACTCACACCGACAGGCAATGCAAATGAGTATGACATGACCAGATCGGAGGGCACAGTGACAGAGGAGGGCACAGCTCTCAATGCCACTAATCTCAACACTATAATCCAGGACATGATAGACAATGCAATTGCACCATATTCAAGTGCATTGGATGTGGATGCCAATGGAAATGTGCATTTCAGGAATTTACAGAGTGGATCTGTGCAGATGAAAGTCAACACAGCAAAGACAACAGTCACAGCCACAGTGACATTTCCGAGAGCTTTCACTAAGCTGCCTAAAATAGTGGTGACACCGCTCACCGCATCACCGGCAGCATGCTCAGTGTCTGTCTCAAATGTGTCCACAACAGGATTTACTGTGTATTTCTATCGGACAACAGCCACAAACACATATGTCTATTGGATCGCTTTTGTGTAGAGGTGAGAAATGGTTATTCAATCGATAAATGGGATATACATGCATTGTGCATGGGGCACATCGGCACAGGGCGCAGATTTCTCGCTTGTGGAATTTGCTGATGCCACATATCGGGGCATCTATTATGACCGCTCACCGGCAGAGTCAATGGATCCTATTACATACAAGTGGATCCTGATAGACAGCATTGATGGAGATGCCACAGAGGATGATGCCATAGAGGCAGAAAATGCTGCAGCGCTCGCCAATGCGCAGGCAGAACAGGCCAATAGCCAGACCATTGTCAACAATGACAACTTGCAGGCCTCTCAATACAGCACCGATGACAAAACAGGCAATCCTAATGAGCTTGTGGGCACTAATCAAGGCACCAATGGGTGGACAGCATCAGCAGGTCTGACCATCTCAGCGGTGACAGATACGATATATAATCCGACAGATGATCCAGTCAACTATCTGCATGTGGTGTGTGATAGTGCTGGATCTAATTATATTTGCTTTGATGCGACAGCGCTCAGGGGCAAATTGTCAGAGCTCACAGATGACAATGCTTTCACATTCTCAGCAGATCTGAGGATGTCCACAGTGTTCGCTTTATCTGTAGCAGTGCAGAATGTGGATGGCACAGATCAGCAGATAGATTTTGGCACGATAGACACAGAGCTGATCCCTGTGCCGGAAGAGACTGCAGATGGCTTGTGGACTTTCAACAAATTGACAACGGACATGGTCGGAGGAGTAGCAGAGTCATCTCAGGTCCTCTATATAGATCTGTCTAACATGGGAGCTGGCGACACACTTGATGTGGCTAATCTCAAAGTGGAAGGCGGTGCACTCGCAACACCATGGAGAGCATCACTGGATGAGGTGGCAGCCATCGCCAATCAGGCCTATCAGGTGGCTGGCAATACACAGCAACATTTCTGGTTTACAAGCACAGGAGCAGATACAGGAGCTCATATCACTGAAAAAACACAGGATGATTTCCTCCAGGATCCTACAAATGGTGGAGGCAATCTGCTGGCTCGGTCTAATGGGATCGCATTGAGGGATGGACTCGATGAGATAGGCGCATTTTATACCGACACCATCGGGGGCGATTTGTATGCAACATTAGGTTTCGAGAATGACAAAGTCGGCAAAGTAGCATGTTTTTATGACGATAATGACGATGAAACTACTCTTTTGGTCGAATCAAAGCAGAAAAATGGTGCTGCGGTAGGACAGTTATTGGTAGCCGCATATCAGACAGGGTATTTAATCAATATCGGGAGCATTCTCTATGTCCGAGATAGTGGCTATACAGACAGGATACAAGCAACCGAGGATGTTCGCCTTGATAAAGACCTATACGTTGATAACGACTTATACATCAACAACATCAAGGTAGTTGATTATGTCATAGAACGTGGTACATCAGGAAACTGGAAATACATCAAATGGGCATCAGGCAGAGTGGAATGTGAGGGATATTATACATTCGCATCACTGTCATTCTCTGCATCGGGGAACATGTATCGGAGTGTGTCCAATTCTTTTACGATCCCATCAGGGATCTTTACAACAGCACCGACAGAGGGCATGGCATGGATCCAAGGCTCAAATACTGTGTATCCATCAGCGACAATAGGCGGTTTGACCACAACAGGAGGCAATTGCCAGATTTGGAAATCGACATCAGGAAATGCCACTAATGTGAGTGTGCATATGCGTATAGTTTACAGATAAGAGGCGAGAACATGACAGAGGGCATAATAATAGCATTGATCACCGGAGGAGTGTCAGCCATTGTCTCTATCATCGGGATAGTGGCTGCCAACAGCAAGCATGATGCGGTGATAGATGAGAAGATCGAGGAGCTGACCAGAGAGGTCAGACAGCATAATGACTTTGCACGCAGGGTGCCGGTCATTGAGAATGACATAGAAACGATTTATAAACGCATAGACAGATTGGAGGGGTAATAGTACCATGAACACATTTTTATCGAGCAATGCGCCAATTTTCAGGCTCCTGAGGACAATCGTGCAGGGCATCATAGGTGTGATCATAGCCAATGCCGATGTATTGGTAGGTGGTCATATCGCAGAGCCATATAAGGCAGTCATTGTGGCGCTGGTGATGGCGATCCTGTCACCGGTCATGGCGAGCATCGGAGGTGATTTGGATGACAATAACAGAGATCAGGACTAAAGTGATCGACACAGCCAAGAGACATCTTGGATGCAAAGAAGGATCCGCAGAGCATCATGCCATCATCGATCTGTTCAACACAGTGAAACCTGATGGCTGGAAAATGACATACAGTGCAGCATGGTGTGCTGCTTTTGTGACTGAGGTATTGATCGAGGCGCTTGGCGTAGATCAGGCTCGCAAAGTGGCACCGATGTCAGCCAATTGTGACAACATGATCCGACATGCCAAAGAAATGAAATGCTGGGAAGAGCGAGATGATTATAAGCCGAAAAAGGCAGAACTTGTGCTCTATGACTGGCAGGATACAGGCTATGGTGATAACAAAGGAGGTGCAGACCATGTGGGCATAGTGGAAAAAGTCTCAGGCAACACCATCACAGTCATCGAGGGCAACAACAATGACATGGTACGCAGGAGGACATTGCAAGTAGGTGGCAGATACATCAGAGGATATGTGACACCATTATATGCGAAAATAGCCACGAAAAAGCCGGCAAAGACTAAAAAGACAGTGCTTGAGATCGCTCAGGAGGTCATTGACGGAAAATGGGGCAATGGCGATGAGCGCAGGAAGGCGCTGACCAAGGCCGGATATGACTATGCTGCTGTTCAGAAAAAAGTCAATGAGATCCTTGGCGCTAAGGATTATGTCTATACAAGGACATCAGCCAATGTCAGGAGTGGTCCGGGCATGTCATATGACAAGATAGACCATGTAGACAAAGGCACCAAGGTCGAGAGGATCAAGCAGATCGGCAGATGGACAAAGGTAAAAGTGCATAAGAAAGTCGGATATATTTGGTCAGGCAGATTGAGATAGGTATCAGCTCATTGATTGAGTTATACATATGTTTTCCTCCAGGGGATGGCTCGGCATTTTGCCGGGCCTTTTTTTATTGTCTTTTGGTGGTAGGTATAATACATCTATTATAATAGAAAAATCGCTCACAGGCTCGTTTTGAGTCTCTGATGATAGCATGGTGGTGATGATGTGGGTGTGTCTGAATGGATGTGATCACAGATCTGAAAGTTTTTCAATTTGGGTATTGTAATATGTTACAAGATGTGATACTTTAGATATGCGAGGGATATCATTTCCGAAAATTATGATTTTTGATATACCACTATTCTGCCGAAAATAGAGTAGTGGTGATCAGATAAATACATAAAGAGTATATCATATCTCTCGCAAATGTAAAGAAAAGCGAGGGATTTTTTAATGGCAGATTGGTACAAAAAGCGAAAGTGCTGCAAAGTGCTCAAAGAGTCGGATCCTGAGATATTTGAGCATAAATATGCAGAATATGCAGATAAAGCACAGGATCCAATCATCACATTCTCAGATGGCTATTTTATAGCAGTGATCACTTGGGAGGAGATCCTCATCGAGGATGAGCCGAGGACTATCCGGGATGAGTATCATGAGCAGGGCATCAGATATGTGTGCAGCCAGTGTCCATATCTGGAGATGGATGGTGACAAAAGGAGAAAATACCATCCATGCAAACACCATGAGCTCGGCACTGCACATGAGGATCATGAGGCATGTGAGTATTTCTATAAGTTATTACAACAGGGCAAGATCGTGCCGAGGTTTTGATGATGATGTATGTATGTCAGGAATGTGGCGAGGAGTTTAAGGAGCTCAAGATCCACACCATTGAGGAGCCATCAGAGTATTGGGGCAGGCCTGTGGTCGAGCAGATCAATATCGGTGTGTGTCCATACTGTGGATCAGAGGACATCAAGGAGGTGCAGATCTGTGAGATATGTGGCAGACCGACATCAGATTATTTCAGTCACTATTGTGATGACTGTCAGAGGGATCTCGGCAGAAAATTCGACAGGATAAAGGAACAGTACAAGATAGACCAGGATCAGCTCGAGGAGCTCATCGCTGAACATTTTGGATGGTAAAGGAGGATAAACATGTTAGATTGGTTAGTTAACATTCCACTCTATGGGATCGCAATCATGATGCTGGGCATCGCTTTATATTGTGGCACTAAGGAGGACCGGGATGAATAGCATCGAGAGGATGACTGTAGAGATCAAATTATATGAGATCATGTGTGCCATCGAGGATCTTAAAAAGTATGTGAATGAGATGCCGGAGGAGGAGCACATCAGGGAAGATCTTAAAACTATCATTTTAGAGTCATGCGCCTTTGCATTATGTGATGAAGAGGAGAGGCATGAGATATTGAAAAAAGGAGGAAAAAGATGAGGAAAGATATCGAAATGGCAAGGCCGGGGCAGAATGTCACTGCCGAGTGTAAAGCAGAGGCTTTTGAGAGGATTAAACCAAAGAGAGGCACCATGTATGCCGAGATCCTTGATGTATTGGATGGGCATCCGATGACTGCATCAGAGGTGGCTCAGGCACTCTATGACAAGGGCCTGATATCAGACAGCGAGAGGCAGAAGGTAGCACCAAGGCTGTCCGAGATGACCAATGACATTGATAAGCAGTGGACAAGAGTCATAGGCAAAAAGAAGAGCCCGGATATCAGGGTGAGTATTTATGAGAGGTGTATCTGATGGATGAGAAAATAATAACATATGAGGACATCGAGAGAGTCAACAAGGACATCAAGACTGTGGACATCCAGGGGCATCAATATGCACTTGTGTCATCGAGGGTGCAGGCTTTCCGGAGGATCTATCCGCAGGGCACCATTATAGTCACCATTGAGGATCAGGATCCTATTGTGACATTGGATGCTGATGGCAAAGTGATCAAGAGACAGAGAGTGGTGAGATCCGAGGCCAAGGTGTATGCAGACATGACAGATCTGGAGCACTCGCTGCTCGCCAATGACTATGCTGAGGAGATAGAGGGATCCTCGAATATCAACAGGAGCTCATTCATTGAGAATTGTACTACATCGGCAAAAGGCAGAGCGCTTGCCAATATAGGAATAGGATCCGAGAGTGATATCGCATCTGCCGAGGAGGTCATCAATGCTCAGGGATATGACCGCATATCAAAGGAGAGAGCCAAGGATCTGAGCGACATGATAAAGGCTAAGGGGAAAGATGAGAAATACATCTGCAAGTATCATGGAGTCAATCGCATCGAGGACATGACTGTCAAACAGTTTGCCGAGGTAGTTAAGTGGTTAAAATGAATGGTTATATAAAATTGCATAGGCAGCTCATTGATTGGGAGTGGTACACAGATCTCCCTGTGAAAGTGTTATTTCTGCATCTGCTCCTGATGGCTAATTATGAGGATGGCAAGTGGAGAGGGATCACAGTCAAACGAGGACAGAGAGTGACATCTATCCAAAAGTTATCAGATGAGACAGGACTGACACCGCAACAAGTGAGGACTGCTCTCGATAAGCTATCACAGACCGGAGAGATAACATGCCAAGCAACAAACAGATATACTCTGATAAATGTTGAAAATTACACAAAATATCAGACCAGGCAGGATGATAGCAACATGCCGAGCAACAAACAGATAACAAACAAACAACAAACAGATAACAAACAAATAACAACAAATAAGAATAATAAGAAGAAAAAGAATATTAAGAATGAGAAGAATATAGATGCTGTGGCATCACCGGGGATGCAAGCAGTCTATAAGTACAGAGAGCAGATATCCAAGATGGGAGGATGATCAATATGAATGTGTGTGTGTTTACCGGAAATGTATGCAGCAAAACAATAGGCAATAATGTTGTCAAGCTGCTGGTGGCTGTAGATCGAGAATATTCTGAGGGCACTGACTTCCATTGGTTTACTTGTTTCAGCCATTCAGCCAAATATTGTGAGCAGTATGTCGATAAAGGCGATAAGGTCGCTATACTGGCGAGGCTGCAGAATAACAATTATGAGAAGGATGGCATGATGCAGTACAGCAATGATCTCATTGTCAGCAGGATCGAAAAAACATCCGACAAAAGAGGTGAGGCTCATGCGGATTGACATGGATCCAAAGGAGTATCTGGAGCAGTATCTGCCGAACAAGGCACAGGCCAAGGTCATCGAGGCAGAGCTTGATGAGATCGCTGACACATTAAAGAGCATCAAGATCGATGGGATGCCATCTCGGGATATCATCAATCATCCGACAGAGACAGCAGCGATCAAATTGATCGAGGCCAGAGAGAGATATCAGGCCAAGCTCGATGAGGCCAATGCTATCTGCAAGGACATCATTGACACCATTAACAGCATTGATGATGCCAAGAGCATCCGGCTATTACATCTCAAGTATTGCAAGGATGCGCCATGGGCAGTGATAGCATATGAGCTCCATTATAGTCTGGACTATGTAAAGAAGGAGCTGCACAATAAGGCGCTTGAGCAGTTTGATGTGGCAGCCAAGCGCAGAGCATTAAAGGGAGGCATGGACAGTGATATATGACATTGAGCAAGTGGGCAAACGAGTAAAAGCAGAGAGAAAAAAGCAAGGCCTGACACAGATGCAGCTCGCAGTCAGGTCAGAGATATCGCTCAGGACTCTCAGATCTGTGGAGCAAAGTGAGAAATATCCTAACCTCTTCACGATACTGCAGATCTGCAAAGGTCTGGACATATCACTGGCAGATCTATTTGAGGATGAGGATGATGGACAGTAAAAAGTATTTGGATCCCGGAATAGATGCACTCAGGCATGCGATAGTCCTCCAGGCGATCAAAGACCATACGATGGCGAGAGAGAGCTTGAGGAGATACCGGAACAGATCCGACACACACATGCTGATGGAGTGTGAGAGGTTTTTCAGATCCGATTGGTTTGGGATCCTGATGCCTGAATACGATGGCGAGCTGATGCTCAGGACATTGAACAGCACAAGCATCGCCAGGATCAAGGCACATTTTCACTATAAAGGAGGGGAAAAAGAATGATCATAGTATTAACAATCATATGTATATTACTCGCAGCGCTGAGTGGATATAGCATCTATTGTCTCAAAGTGCTGAGAGAGGAGATCAAGGCTAAAAACCATCTGCTGAGAGTTTATAAGACATACCATGGTGAGGTGAGGCTGCCATGAGTGAAACATATAAACAGGGATGGATCGAGGGATATGAGCAAGGATACTCTGATGGTGAGTATGACTCAGATCAAGAGACCGAGATGCTGATGGATGATTATATAAGAGCATTGCATGACAGTCAAGGAGCTCGCCAATTGGCTAAAAGTATGGAGGAGCGATGAGTGGAACATAGAGGAGTGGCTGAGATCAGACAGTCAACAGGGAGATGGTCTGCTAACTGATAGCATGAAAAAATATTGGAAGGTGCACTAAAATCCCACGAAATCCCACGAAATCCCACTTTTGGCTGTGGTATATTATAGGTGGAGATGAGGCCATTATAGGCCAGCATGAGATCCTTCGCACAAAGGCAGGACATTAACCTGCCTATTTTATTGCAAATTTACATTTCCTATACTCTATCCAGGGCCGGGGGTTTTTGGATACTTTTTACCTCGGCCCACATGAATACAATGAGATCAGACAGAACAACAGGGAACAGAGGAGCATATGAGAAGGCAAGGCTCACGATCCTAAAGACACAGACAGTCTGTGGGATCTGTGGCAAGCCGGTGGATTTTAGTTATAAGTATCCACATCCTTTATCACCGACAGTGGATCATATAATCCCAGTGAGCAAGGGTGGGCATCCATCGGATCTGAGCAATCTGCAATTGGCACATAGGTGCTGCAATCGTGACAAGTCAGATAATTTATTCAAGCCAGTCACTGCTGATCCGCAGGTCCGGGTGGACAATCGAGATCTGCCACAGTCAATGATATGGAAGGAGTATAGGGGGGCATGACTCCCCGGGGAGGGGGGCTCCTGGAGGTCCGCCGCTATAGTGCACAGAAAAACACACAGTAATATTTTGTGAGGTCGAACAATGGAAACAAGTTACAAAGGCATGGATTATTTAAGGCGCAAATTAAAGCAAAAACAGAAGAGAGTCAAGGTGAGATATGACTATTATGAAATGAAGAACATAGTGAGGGATTTCAACATCAGCACTCCTCCTGATCTGAGGTATTGGATGGGATCCCTTGGATGGTGTGCGAGAGCTGTGGACTCACTCGCTGATCGGCTTGTGTTCAGGGAGTTTAGGAATGACATTTATAACATGAATGACATTTTCCTGCAGAACAACAAGGACATTCTGATCGACAGTGCAATGCTGTCAGCGCTGATCTCATCATGCTCATTCATTTATATCACAGCAGATGAGAATGGATATCCTCTGCTCAAGGTCATCGATGGGTATCATGCCACAGGAGTGATAGATCCAACTACAAACATGCTCAAGGAAGGGTATGCGGTCCTCGAATGGGATCACAACAATAAACCGATCACAGAGGCATATCTGATCCCGGGAGCCACATATATATTCAAATATGGGAGGCTCGAGGGCATGGTCGGTAATGAGGCACCATATCCTTTGCTTGTGCCGATGATAAACAGACCGGATGCTGCAAGGCCATTCGGACATTCCAGGATCTCAAGAGCATGCATGAGCATTGTGGGATCCGCAGTGAGAACAGCCAAACGGAGTGAGATAGCATCAGAATTTTATAGCTATCCACAAAAATACATCCTTGGCATGGATGAGGATGCCGAGAGGATGGACACATGGAGAGCGACAATGTCATCGCTGCTGAGGATAGATAAGGATGCAGATGGTGGCAGACCAACAGTGGGGCAATTTTCTCAGCAGAGCATGGCTCCTCACACTGAGCAGCTCAGGATGTTTGCTGGCCTATTCGCAGGAGAGACAGGCCTCACATTGGATGATCTCGGATTTCCATCGGCTAATCCATCGAGTGCCGAGGCGATCAAGTCATCTCATGAGACATTGAGACTGACCGCAAGGAAGGCACAGAGAGATTTTGGCACAGCGCTCCTCAATACTGGATATCTGGCTGCATGTGTCCGGGATAAATTCGGATATAAGAGATCGCAAGTGGCAAATGTAAAAGCCACATGGATGCCTATATTTGAGCCGGACAGCTCGATGCTTTCAGTCATCGGAGATGGTGCTATCAAGATCAATCAGGCAGTCGAGGGATATTTCAACAAAGAGACATTGAGAGATCTGACAGGCATCGATGCAGCAGAAGAGACAACAACAGCGACAACAGCCACAGATGGTGATTTTATTCTTGAGGTATAGGCATGGACATAGCTCCTGAAATATATGAACAGATAAAAAAAGACTTTGCAGAGGGCATCAGATCCGACACAGAGCTCAATAGACTGGCGAAAAAAATAAGAGCCGGCAAAGGCACACAGAGAGATGTCTCTGATCTCGCTGACAGATTTGGTGTGCAAGCGAGCAAGGCACTCAAGGCCAATCTGATCCTGGAGCA